GCGTAAAGACCTTGGTCAGTAGCTTTGAGTGCGGCTAATGCTTTGTTGTACGTTTTTTTGCTGTCGGCTTTTGTAGGGTCAGCGTCCAAATCCGTTTTGGCTTTTACGAAAGCTTGGAGCTTATTATAAGCGTCGTTGATTTGCTCCTCGGTAGGAGTAGGATTGTGACCTGAGCCGTTGTCAAGCTGTGATTGTCGGGCAAGTCTGCGAGCTTCGCGGTCTGCGGCAAGTTTGGCTAATTTATCCTCTGTATTAGCTACATTGGCGGCGGGTTTAGGTTTATCATAGCCTTTTACTTCGTCTTGGACTATTACATGTTCCGATTTCAATTTAATGCTTACTTGTTGTACTCCCTGCATCAATTGTAGAATCATACTATCATCTACATCATGGTCAAACAGAAAGTTTTTAAGCATTGAGCCGACTTCTTTAACGCGAGGGTTATTGCTGTTATCGAAATCCAAGGGTGTGATATTGACTACACCAATGTATGTCTTACCAGGAATGTGCTGCGGATAATTCTCGTCAAATGTTACAAAGTTAGTTTTGAGCATATTCACGATGTCACGGACAGTAGGATCCACGGTGGCATCTGGATCAACTAATGTTCCAATGAAATCAATTACTGCCTTAGCTGATGAATGAAGAAGCCTATTAAACTTTAAGTTAGTGTCAAATGTCTGGGGGAACCCATATTTAGTATGGAAACTAGTATGGACTATCGCGTCTTGTACAGGTATGCCTGTTTTGAAACACTCTAAAAAGTTTTTGTTGATTGAAAAATCAAGACCTTTGTTGGTGGTACTCATGATAATTTAAATTTTAGATTAAAGATAAAAAATAGAAAATATATAGGTTAGGCATATTCAAAAATTGAAATTCAATTTTCAAAAATGAAAATCAAATCCCAAAATCTGAATGGGGGAATACCTGTCCTATGGCGCAAGCAAGGGGTAGGCTTACACTACAGGGTAAACCTTCACCCTCCCACCCTACCAATTTCAGCAGTTATTACAATATTTTTTATTCATAGTTACAATCATTGTAGTTTTCTTATTAATTTTTTTTATTATTTTTTTTACGAAGTAGAATTGTTTTAGAAATTTTATAACATTTTTTGTATTAACGTTATGGATTGGTTTGACTATATCTATAAGTTCTATATTGGTATATTCTTTATTATCTATTATATTCAGGTGTTTATAGTACAGTATGCATATTTTTTTTTCTTTTTCTTTTTCTATAATTTTCAGTTGTTGTTTAATATCAGACATTGGTTAATAAGTTTAGTAAAGTTGTTAAACCTTTTTCGTTACAAATATAGTATAATAATCACACTTTGTTTTAGTTTTATTTAGATTTTTGTTATTATTGTTATATTTGTTTAATAATTAGTTATTATTATTTATGATATGTTATAGATTTGTTATAAAAAGCAATGACATGGAAAATTTAGAATTGGTTAAGTGTAAGGATTTGGCATACAAGTACAAGGTTCATGGTATGGTAAATGAGTATGATTATTTAAAGGTCATGAATGTAGTTGAGTTTTATGCTGATTATTTGGGTACTGTATTACATAGTGGGTACAATGGTTTTGATTTTCGTACTTCATTTGGTGTATTTAAGATTGATCGTAAGCGTTTATTGAAGTCTATTAAGCGTATGATATTATTGGATGATTTTCGACGTAACATAGATGAGTTAAACATGTTAATAGACACTTACAATAATAATGTATTATCTTATAATAATATAAGTTGGCGTAGTGGTAAGTTTTTGCCGTTGATTAATTGTTATGAGTTAAACAAGGTAAGTGAGCGTGACATTCACAATCAGAAGTTGGTAGAGGGTACTTTACGTAGTTTAATTGCTGATATGGATAGTGGTGTTAGTGTAGGTAAGTTGGTAACTGTGTTACAGTATCCTTACATTGGTAAGTTGGGTATGATAAAGCGTACTACTAAGGCATTTGCTTCGATTATAGTATTGGAGGACATGGTGGAGATTTTGGTACGTAACAAGAATTTTGTAGATTATTTTGATTTTGTAACAAATGAATAATACAATGACAAAAAATATGAATTATAATTTTGAATTAAGTGATTATGAAATAGCTGCTAACACTGTTATAGTGGAGTTATTTGAGCGTCAGAACAATGTAGATGGTGATGACTTTTCTATTAGTATAGACAAGGTATTACGTAGGACTAATGAGGGTGAGTTTTGGGTAACTAATCCTATGATTAACATTCCTTTTGGTCGTGTTATTAAGGTAAGTGATAAGAGTTCATTGGGTTTGGTTGTAGGTGATTTGGTTAATTTAGTAGATGAGGTGGGTTTGGTTAATGAGAATCCTGAGAACTCTCATCCTATGCCGTTTATGGTATCGTATGGGTTTTGGTTAAATCCACAGACGCGGAATAAGAAGATGACTAATATGGTACAGGTTCCTGAGACTTTAATAACTTCGTTGGTACGTATAGGTGATAGGGGTTAATAATGGCTGTTAATATAATTAAGTTTGATAGTGAGGCTCGTGAGAGTATTTTATCTGGATTAGATATAGCTTACAGGGCTGTTCGTACTACATT